TGATTGACGATGATATATGTATAATGATAAATACTTTTAGACATGATTTTCTCCTTCAGTAGAAAATTGTGATTAGGGTGTTGGAGTTGCTTCTAACAACTCCTTCATCTGTATTTATGAAAAAAGGTTCTTCAATATACCTCCCGAAACTTCCATAGGATAAATATATATGATGAAAACTATAAATATTCACAACCCCTTATGGAAGTTCTATGGCACTTACAATCAAGAAAAAAATTCAGAATTATACGCTAGACCAGGGCGCAACGTTTGAAAAGACGATTGGAGCTGAAAGTTCGGCTTCTGTCGCTGTGGATATTTCGGCCGGAACAGTTTCAGGAAGCATAATCAAGAATTTCGCTTATGCAAACACTTTGGTAAATTTCACTACATCACTGTCTGGCGCAAACACCACATTTTCTCTGACCGCAACGCAGACTGCTGCTTTAGCAGAGGGAAAATTCTACTACACTTTGTTATACACCCAAAGTGGTGGCGTAATAAAAGAACGACTTGCAGAAGGACTCATCACAGTCGAACCATCTGCCGAAATCAACAATGGATAAATGAAACTATGTCAACAACACAACCAGCATCAACTACAGAATTAAAAGAATATTGTCTGAGAAAATTAGGTAAGCCGGTCATCGATGTCAATCTTGCAGACGAACAGATGAATGATATGATTGACGAAGCGATTCAACTGTTTCAAGAGTACCATTTTGATGGAACTGAGGTACATTATTTACCAGAACAAGTAACTGCAAGTACATTGACTTTTGCAAGTGGGTCTACTGGAACATTTACTGCTGAAGAAACGATTACTGGTGGAACATCAAATGCAACTGCAACAATACATGCAGTAACAAGCAATACTGTTTTGAAATTCAAAGAACACAAAGATGGAAATGGACTCCGTGCCGCAAATACTTCTGGTGCTACATTTGTTGCAGGAGAAACAGTAACAGGTTCAAGTTCGGGTGCAACTGGTGTACCTCATGGAACACAAGCAACAGCAGTTTCATTTGGAAATGTAGATACACGATATTTAACAATTGATGACACTATTATTGGAATAAGAGATGTTTTACCAATTAGTCGAGCACTTTCTTCAAACGACATGTTTTCGGTTGAATATCAGTTTAATCTAAATGAACTTCCAAGTGTTCTTCAAGGTTCTGGTGGATTAGCCTATTTTGCATCTACTAAACAGAATCTTTCCCTTTTGAATCAAATGTTTTCAAGTGGAACATCACGACAAATGAGATTCAATCGCATGACAGATAAACTTCATTTGGACATGGATTGGGACAATGCAGTAGATATTGGTGATTGGATAATTGTTCAGTGTTTCAAAAAGATTGATGGTGCAACTTATACAGAAATATATAATGATATCTTCCTGAAAAAATATACGACTTCATTATTTAAGAAACAATGGGGTCAAAATTTAATCAAGTTTGAGGGGATGCAATTGCCAGGAGGAGCAACTTTGAACGGAAGACAAATTTATGATGATGGAAACACAGAACTAGAACGACTTGACGAGGAATTGCAACTGAAATATCAGGCGCCTGACAACTTTTATGTAGGATAATCGAATGGCTACAAATTCATATTTCCGCAACTTTGATGCGAAAAATGACCAAGAACTTTTACATTCGATTGTCACCGAATCAATTAAAGTAACTGGTTACGATGTAAATTACATTCCTAGAACCCTTGTCAATGAAGACACGATTCTTGGCGAGGATTCTATTTCCGAATATAAGGATGCATATTCGGTGGAGATGTTCATTAAGTCCGTTGATGGATTTGAAGGTGAAGGAGATCTCGTTTCTAAATTTGGTCTGGAAGTACGTGATCAAATCATATTCTCACTTGCAAGACGAGCATGGGAAGGTTTGGATATAGGGACTCGACCAAAAGAGGGTGATCTTATCTATTTTGGTTTGACCAGTAAACTCTTCCAAATCATGTTTGTTGAACACGAACTACCCTTTTATCAGGCGGGCGCACTTCCAACATTTGACCTGACTTGTGAACTCTTTACTTATTCCGATGAAGCACTTGATACTGGAATAGATACAATTGATCAAGTTGAACGACAACAATCTTTTGTTCGTACATTTGAACTGTCAAGTACTTCTGGAACGTTCACTGTAGGAGAAACAGTTACAGGTGGAACTTCGGCAATTACTGGTGAAGTTGCACGATGGGATTCTGCAACAAGTTACTTGTATCTCATCAATATGACTGGCACATTTACGTTGACAGAAATCATTACTGGTGCAACAAGTTTGGCTACTGGAACTTATGCAACTAAGATTACAACCGATGAAACTACAGAAACTTTATCGACAATTGATGCTGGTACATCCGATAAAGTAAGTAGTTCTAAACAGTTTGAGATTGATGCAGATTCCGTCTTTGACTTTTCTGAGTCGAATCCATTTGGAGAAAATCCGTAATGTTTGGAACATATTTTTATCATCAGACCTCAAGAAAGATGGTGGTTGCGTTTGGTACACTATTCAATAACATAGAGGTTCGTAGAACTAATAGTAGTGGTACAGTAACCGAAGTTGTCAAAATTCCTCTTTCTTATGGGCCGAAAGACAAGATGTTGGTTAGGATCAGTCAAGATCCAAGCCTAAACCCAAAAGTAGCACTTACTGTTCCACGAATGGGATTTGAGTTGACTTCCATGACTTATGATGGTGCGAGAAAACTCAATACGATGGGACGGAATGTTAAAAAGGGAACAACTTCTGGACTCAAGAAACAATACAATCCTGTACCGTATAATTGGGACTTCTCTCTTTATGTGTTTGTAAAGAATGCAGAAGATGGAACACAAATCCTAGAACAGATTCTTCCATTTTTTACACCAGACTTCACAGTAACAATGACTTTGGTTTCGGGAATGGATGTTAAAATGGATATTCCTTTGGTGCTGAACTCCGTTACAAGCGAAGACAGTTATGAAGGAGATTTTGCAACCAGACGTTCTATTATCTGGACACTTTCCTTTTTGATGAAAGGGTTTTTATATCCATCTGTTACAGATAATGCAAAAGTTATCACTTCTTCGGTTGTAGATACACATCTTATGTCTGCCGCTACTACGGTAGATCCGACCTATATTATTACAGAGGATAGTACACCATACGCACAAAATTATATGATATTGGATAAACATGAAATAGATGATGCTACTCGAATACGAATGTTGTCAGAGGTGTCGGAAGAGGCTTCTTCTGCTGGACAAACAGTCAGTAGAACAACTGTTGAACCAACATCTACCGAGACTCTCACAGATGAGGATTTTGGATTTAGTGAAACCTTTGAGTTTTTTCCACATGGAAAAACATACGATCCAGTAGCCGGAACTGATAGTTAATGAAAAATGTTAATAAAGTGGTCGAAAATCGGATTGAAAAACATCTCGATCTCGTCGAACACAACACAACGTGTTATACAGAAGCAAAAGTCGTAAATAGTTCAGAAATTCTCCCCGCTGTTACCCCGATAGATGGAGAAGAGAAAGATGTGGATTTTCGTTATGCTCGTGAAAATATGTATCACATCATAGAACGTGGTAGAGATGCCATGGATGAACTTTTAGAGATTGCGAAAGCGGAAGAGTCGCCGAGAGCATTTGAGGTGTTCGGTCAATTACTCAAAAATATGACCGACACACAAGAAAAATTAATGGAATTGCATCGCAAAAAACAAATCATAAAAAACGATGGAGAACGACAGGAAGTCACAAAAACACAAAACGTGACTAATGCATTATTCGTTGGTAGTACTGCCGACTTATTAAAATTGGTCAAAAGAGAGATAAAATAAAATGTTTGATTTATTCAACACTTCCGAAATGATGATGCTCGGATTAGTATTGTTTTCTTCATTTTGGATATTTTTATTCAATTATAGACAAGACAATAAAGAAAAATATCTTGGTCATGGGTGGTTGATTTTGCTTGATTTGGTTATTAATATGGGAATGTCAACAACAGGATATTTGTTGATTTCTATTGTATTTACAAATGTTCCACAACTTGCGGCATATGAAAGTTATCGGTATCCTATCGGTTATCTGTTTGGACTAACATCTAATGTAAGCATACCTATTGTCCTTAAATGGTTTCAACAACAGATCACTAAAAAATTAAACGAAGCAGGAAAGAAGTGAGGTAGATTATGGCAGAACACACAAAAGACATAGGACATCGTGAAATGACAGAAGACCACAGTGATAGAATCGAGCAACTTGAACTTGAAACTAAAGGAATGGTTGCGGCCAGTAAGGTGTGGATTTATGTTATCATAGGTCTTCTGGTGTACATGATTTTTATGGTAGTTCCTGATATTGACGAAAAAGTTACATGGATGGAAAAGGATCTCAATTCAGTACTGGTGCAATCAGAACGCTTTAAGAAGGCAACAAGAGTTTTTGCGAAAGACGATCAATGTGCATCTTGTCATTTGAGTCCAGATTATCTACTTCACAATCTCTTGTTGAAATATCCAAGTTTTTCTGACATCAAATCGTTTATGTTGGTCGGTCATCAAAGATATTATACTATGACTACACCGATTGCAGATGAGGAATTGTTAGCGATATATCGGGCATTACAATGAATATGATAGGCAAAATTGCCACATCTTTAATTTGGGCATTTTGGATGATGTCTGTGTCTGCGGTTGAAGGACAAGTCACATCAGAATACAATCCGACTTATGGTTCAACATTTGATCGGGTGAATAAACGAGGATATGTCGTTTGTGGTACTAACGGTGAGTTTCCTGGCTTCTCAAGGGAAGATTGGAACATGGAAGACGGTAGTAGATGGGAGGGGTTTGATGTTGATATTTGTCGAGCAATTGCGGCCGCAATGTTTGGTGATGCAGAAGCAATTGAATTTACTATTGTCAACGGGAAAACACGATTTGAGTTTTTGACAGATGGTTCGATAGATGTTCTTTCTGCGGCAACCACATATACCTTTACGAGAAATGTTGCAAAGAAATTAGAATTCATGCCGACAACATTCTATGATGGTCAGGGGTTTATTGTGAGGAAAACTCTTGGTGTATCTTCTGCAAAACAGATGGAGGGTGCTAGGATATGTTTCAGTGGAACAGGAACGGCGGCAAAGAACATTGCAGACTTTATGGAATTACATGGGATAAGTTATATTCCTGTTGCTGTGAAATCTACAGAAAAGACGAAAAATGTATATAAAAGGGGTGATTGTGATATGTATGGTACAGACAGGTCAGGTCTTGCATCTAATAGATTGAGTTTTGATGATCCTGATCGTCACATGATACTTCCAGAGATTATCTCAAAAGAACCTCTTGGGCCTGTTGTTAGATACGGCGATCAGAAATGGTCGGATGTTATTCGGTGGACAGTATATGTTTTGTTTATTGCCGAAGAAATGGGGATAAACTCCCAGAACATAGACAGTTTTAAGAACAACATAGACCCAAATATTCAACGCTTTATGGGTGAAAAAAATGGAAAAGATCACCCCCATCTTGGAGCAAAACTTGGGTTGGGTGCAACTTGGTCGTATAATATAATCAAACAAGTTGGGAACTATAGAGAAATATATGAACGTAATGTAGGAGAAAACACTTCACTTGGATTAAAACGAGGTCTGAATAGACTGTACAATCATGGAGGATTGTTATATGCGCCACCGTTGAAGTAGTTTATGCAACACAACAGTAAAAACTTCTTTGATGGTGTACCAGAGGACAGAACAGCCGTTGATAACATTTTCAGATTAAATGTTACCAATCAGATGCGATTGAATATAATGGCTGATGCAAAGGCCAATATTATGATTACTGTTACTGCCATCGTGTTTTCTGTAACTGTTGCTGAATTAGACAACGAAATCCTAAAATATCCGTTGATGTTTTTTGCAACCTGTTGTATCATCTCATTACTATGTGCGATAATTGCTATAATACCTAATACCAAATATCCAAAAGATGAAAATGGAAATTTGAATAGGAAATCTTTGTATTTTGACCCACTCTACTTCGGTCATTTTTCACACATGGAAATGGATGAATACAAGGAACATTATGCAAATTCGTTGATGACTGATGATAAGATATACGACACATTAGCTAAGGAAATGTATATCAGTGGTAGGTCACTCGCACTCGTAAAGTATAAATGGTTGAGGTTGTCTTACACATCGTTCCTTTTTGGTATGTTGGGGGCAATGATTATATCTATTTTTGGATTACCCATTTTCGCAGGTTCGTGGGACATAATCAACGGTCAATTTGGAATACATGGTGA